AACTAACAGGCCATAGCCATATCTCAATCTCTCCCACCGGGAAACTGTCGAAATACATTTCATACGTAGCCTCATTAAGACCGAGATCATATTCCTCCTCAATCTTTGATTGTGCTGCATAGATAAGCTCCTGTATGTAAGCATCCTTAGATGTTGAATCAACCTCTAAGTGTTCCTTAACTTCTGGAAGCTCTAATGCCCACTGTGTCTGCGCGGTGATTAACTTCATCTCTTAACAGTTCTTCTTACTGGTCTCGCTTTCTTTTTCTCTACCTCCTGAACTATCGGATCTTGGGTCATCGGTTCAACAAGTGATGCCCTTCCAACACGGACCCAGTAGAGAGCATCTGTACGGGGGAGATCATATTCCCCCCCGCTTAGATACATGAAATTGTGACCCACTTGGGTTTCTCTAAACTTAATCTTCATTAAGTATTCTTAGGTTGTAGCCATGTAACCGTGTCCAATAGGATAGCAAGTAGAGGCAACCATCAAGTCACCGTCAAAGCGTCCCAAGAGTACATAAGCAACCTGGTCGGTAGCTCCAAACAGTTCATCGAAACGCTTAACAGCTAACGGCTGTACATTACGAATAACATATTTTGAGAAGTCACCAAATAGAATAACTTTGGCTGCGGTCAGTCCTGTGGTTGGTACTTCTGCCATGTCGTTATTAACAATGTAAGGCTTACCCAAAATAGTGCTAGGTAATCCATCCTTAAAGGAAGGTTGCCATAAGCTGACATTCTCATTATAAGTAGAACTCTGCTGGAGGGCCATTATAAGTTTCTCTGTTGAGTCGTGGAACATAAACGTTCCCCTATTACGGTACACCTTATCTATGGAATAAAGTAAGTTGCGTATGTCAGCAAGAGATATACTTCTCTTAGCCAATGATTCTTGAGCTGAAGAGGCATCTACAACACCCTTTGGTCTACTTGATCCACTTCCGGTTGTCAGGTCTGTATTCTTAGCCCTATTGTAACGGATAGCTAATTGATCGGCCAACCATGATCCAATGTCAAACGCTGAATCATAAAGTAACTCACTGGAAATTCTTACCAACCCAGAGGTAAATTTATAAGCATTTAACGTTCCCTGTGTGAAGTCAATGTCTGTTGCGCTAGTCTCAGCATTTGTAGCCTCAGTTAAAAGGAATCCTGAATTAGATGTATCATCAACCAGGGGATAGTTTAATGTCCCGCCACTGTTTGTATTTATGGTAGTACATAATCCTGGTGTAAGCATACCTCCATAATAAGTCTCTGCTGTCTCAATATGATTTGCCATTTCGGTAGGGATAGTATAACCACCCTTGCCTACGGTAGTACTCTGTGCGGTAGTCCTTTTCTCTAAGTTATCATCAACCGCCCCGCCCCTAAGAACTTGCTTATTTTCGGGTTCCATGTCTGTTCCGTGTCTCAAAAAGTCGTTGAACGCATCATTGTACTTCTCTTTCTGATTTTTCTTAGCGTCCTTCTTAATGGGTTCTTCAACCTTCTCAGCGTTTTTTGCCAGGAAGTCTCTCTGTGCTTCTGCCTGTTCTATTTCTTTAGAGATCACTTGGTAGTCATCAGTCCACTTGTTCCACTCTTCGGAATTGTGAATCTCTCCTGCCTTCTCTGCTCTCTTTGCAGCATCCTCCATCTGATAGTGGAGTTTACCTAACTGCTCTTTTTTCTCTTTTATATTCATGTTGTTATTTTATTAAATCAATTCTGGAAATTTTGCGAAAATCGTTTATCTGCTTCTTAACATCAGATGGGGTCTTTATGCCCTGCTCCTCTGCCATTTCTTCAACGTCCTCTCCATTGAGAATATTGAAAACCCCTTTAAGCGTTAGGGATTCATTAAACTCGTCACCGAGTGCCTCTGTGAGTATATATGTAAGTAATTCTGCCTTATCTTCGGGGACAGCGTTCTTTACTGCATCGGGATTGCTCGGTAGCGGTACAATAGACCACTCCAAAAGCTCCTGCCCCTCATAGTAAAAAGTCTCATTATCTTTCCCCCTGGCCTCTTCCTTTGTGCCATATTTCCCTTTTCCTACGGGGTAAAATCCTACGCTAGTAGAACGGAATGTACCTATCTGTACTTTCCTGAATATTTTCTCTGCCTTGGGGTTCACCTCTTCGGGTTCAAAGGTTACACGCCCTATGAGGTTCCCGTCTTCCATGAACACCTCACTTGTACCTATAATATTGTCGGGGTCGTGACCGGTGAATAGTCCTCCACCGTAGGCTTCATGGTCATAGGCTACAATAGGATTCTTCCGGTAATTGTCAAGATCCCACCCTTCGGGGTTTAGTACGGTCTTATGTCGGTCTCTGGTAGCGGTAGATATAATAAACTCCGCAGTCCTATCCTCTTCACTGACTCCTCTTACCTCCCCGTATCTACGTTTCACTTGTTTCTTCATCTTCTTTTTTATTTATATCTTCCTTATTAACCTGGATAGTATGCTCATCACCACCGTCTATCGGGTTCTTATCTTCTAGTTTTCTAACTTCATTAATCGAGTAGGCTCCTATATCTGTCATTGTCCTGTACCACTGTCCTCTCGAAGCGTTATCACCCCTCAGTAATCCATCTACATTAAACTTGAAAAACATATCCATCTCATTTACCTTCAGTAGCTTTCTGTGAAGCTCATCCTCCCACTTACGTATCCAGGGCAGAAGGGTGTATGTTACAAAGTCTATCCCTAACTGTTCATTAGAGTTGTAGGCTGTATGCTCTTTAGAGTGTAAGAGGTGTGGACTGACACCGAACCACCTAGCTACCTCATCTACGGTGTGTACCTTTGACTGTAAGAACTGTGCTGAGTCAGGGGGAATGGTGATAGGGATGTATTTTGTTCCCTCTTCTAAAACCAGTGTCCCATTTTCCTTGTCCTTCATTCTCTTTTCAAAAGACTTCCGTAAATTCTTTGTTCCTTCATCCCCCAATTTGCCTGGATGTATAAGTACTCCACTCTGCTTTGCACCATTGGCGAAGAAAGTGTTTCCGAACCTCTGTACCGCTAGACCACCACCTATTGAATTTTTAGCGTACTCTATCGGACTCAGTCCTGTCACTCCATTAAAGGATAGTCCTGGGATATGAAGAATATTGTCTGGTCCTATGCCCTCTCCAATATTGGCTATATCATAAAAAATCTCATCACCATTAATCTTCACATCAACATCTTGTGATGGCAGAGCAATGATTGATTTAGGATTAGCAAACCTATCCCTCTTTATATAAGCGTAACCGTTCCCCCATGTCAATACCTGGGACTGTACGGCTTCTTTTAGTATTATCGCAGATCCTATATTATTAGGTTTACGTAACAACCCTACTGCCTCATGGTCGTGGACAGGTACATTCCCTTCGCCTTCGTGTTTGAAAAGACCTAAGGGAAGGGTAGCTACGGTAGAGGCTATAATATTCACAGCCCTCCATACTGCCGAAAGGGTTAAAGCTGTACTCGGACTAACGGCTATACCACTGTCCGAGTTAAAATCAACGCCCCTAAAAAAATCGTTAAGGGCTTCAGGTAGACTTGCCTGCGCCCTTACTTTATGAATAAACGGAATAGTTCCGTTAATCTCAAGCCTCATCCAATATGTGTAAAGAATTTAGAACTCTCTACTTATAATATAAGGATGAAGTCGGAAAATGGTAAAGTTTGTTTACTTTTAGAAGGAATTGTACAGGTCTGTCTGTACTTGGTCATCGTTATAGTGTCTTTCCCAGATGGTGTCTGTTGGGAATTGATCTAGTATCCACCCTTCTTTGTGTCCTAGCACGATTATAGGTACTTTTTGTGCAAAGGCCATTTTAGCGACCCAAATATCTCCCATGTTTGAAGTCTCTATCTTAGAGTAGTCCATAGTAAAGACACCGGTATGCCATGCCATCACTCCTGACCCCCCGACATCTACATATGAGTCTATAAGGACATTCCCTAGACATCTATATGCTCTGAGCCTATCCCCATAGTAGCTTAAAATAGGCTTTTCGGGGTAATCCCTGCCGTGATACGTCAGTATGACAGCACCATACGCATCAAACGCTGACATTGTGCTGGATACATAGTCTGGAGGGTAGATAAGGTCATCATCACAAGTAAAGATATACCCTTTAGGGAGATCGTAGAACTTCTCGGCATCTCCCCTCTCATTATTTCTCAAAAAGGCATCCACACCCTTAATGTTTAGCCAGGAAGGGATCTCTTTATAGTTATTAAGTGCTACCCGTACCCTACGTACCTGGGGAAGAAGGGACTCAACGGTTTTTAGGCACATAGCCTCTCTACCGGGGATCGTTGCTAGTTGTGCTGTAATTCCAGAACTCATTGTCATGTTTTTGATTGGTTGGTACACCTCTGATCCTACACGCTAGGTTATCACCATGAATGACCTGACAGTATATAGGTTCATCAATAAACCTTCCTGGGTAGTGTGTGGCTATCCTATCGTGTTGAAATCTCATGGCTGTGACCACGCTGTCTTTTACGTTCTCCACAAGAGAGAGGAAGGGACTGACGGGATCATGGTAGGGTGAGTGATACCACTTATCTGTCTGGGTGTCGTATTGGTATCCAGAAAAGTCTATTACCTCCTCCTTATACGTCAATTGTTCGTGTAATTGCCGTATATAATGCGGAGAAACGCTGTCATCGTTATCTAACCGGGATGTTATTATCCAATCATTTTTTTTGATCTCCGTTCCATATAACCCCTCTATATGATCTCTAGGGTAATCAAACACTACCCTTATGTTGGGGAGTTTTTGGTACTTCTCGTAAATTTTCTTCGGGGTGTCCTTAGAAAAGCCTAA